TATGCAGGAACAACCCCACTGGCTGGAACATTTGCAGATGGAACTACAACATTTGGTGGAATGAGATTCCGTCCCAGTGAATACAAGGGTCTCACAACAACTAAGGCACTAGATGGCGGTCATGCAAAGCGCACAACCGACTATAGTCTCTACAGTAATTACATCTTTGACGGTGTGACCTCAGCAGAAGCATTTGCTAACCTAGGTCACGCAGAGCGCACAACAGCTTACAGCCTCTATAACAACTACATCTTCGACGGTGTAGCATCAGCGGAAGTAATGAAGTCAGGCTATGGACAAGCAAATACTGCTAGTGAATACGGTCGCAATAAAGTTGGTGAGTACAAAGGTGTACCATCAGCAATCGCTCTTTAACAATAGGAGAAACAAATGCCAGATCAAAAATTAATTAAAGACGTACTTGAAAGAGCCCTTTGGACTGCGGCACAAACATTCATTGCTGTTTATACAGTTGGTGGAGTTGACCAAGCTAAAGCAGCTGCAACAGCTGCAGCAGCAGCAGGACTTAGCGTTATCAAGGGATTCGCAGCAACAAAAATTGGAGACAAGGACTCTGCTGCTTCTTTGAAATAATTAGTTAAACACAACATAAGAAAATCCTAACTGATATACTTGTCAGTACGGAAACCGACGCAGCTACTTAGCGTAAGATAGTTATCCCGCCCCAATCAGGGCGGGATAACTGTTTTAAAGGGTCTCTTATATAAGTTTTTGTAGTTTTGTCTAGGGTTAATGAGGATTATAAATGTTTTTAGATCAGTTAAATACGGTAATCAGAGACAAAGCCCTTCCATTAGATGTTGCTGAAAAGTATCTTAACCTATATATAGGTGAAGCAGATTGGAAAACGCACATTTCAAAACTGTGGATGAATCTTGAAAACAAGAATAAGAATTCTGATATAAGTAAAGAAGATATAAAGAGGGCAATATCTTGCACGATGTTATTGCCAACAATGGAGAAAACAAATATCCCTGATCCAGTTCACCTTATTTTATTTTGGTGCCCTACCTGGAATCAGTACAAGGAAAGAGATTGGTTTTCTTTATTTTTAGATATAGTTAAGAAAGATTTATATATACAAACCAATCAAAAGGAGTTACTATCGATTGGCATCATCGATCCAATTGATTATTCACCATTAACTAGGCAAAGCTTTAATTGGTTATATAATCAGGCAGAACAAAACGGTGATTTAAATGATAGAAATAAAGACATCGTGATTAAGAAAATGCAAAACCTAGTTAGAATATATGGTGGTGCAGTCATATCAAATGTTTTTCAAAATCACAAGAATGTAATAGACAAAGTTTTTAACTGGAGAAGTGGATATTTTTTCGAAAGAGAAATATATAACGTGTATAATTATGACCAGATAAAAAAGATCAAGAAAACAGAAATAGAAAAATTAAACCCTAAGTACGTAAAAACTTTAGCATTAGCAAAATAAGGAGATAGTATGTCAGAAGAAATCGAAAACGGAAACCCAGATCTAACACCGATTGCCACTAAGCAATCTTCTATGTTTTTATTTAAGTTAACTGATGATTTCATAGAATCATATAGGTCTAAGTCTGCACCATTTGGATACAGGGATGCAGCTGGGAACTCCGTTGGAGAGATAACATTTCTTCGAACTTACTCTAGATTAAAAGAAGATGGAACCAAAGAGACATGGTCTGACGTATGCGAAAGAGTCATTAACGGAATGTACTCTTTGCAGAAAGATCACTGCAAAAAGAATCGCTTACCATGGAATGATGCTAGGGCACAAGCTAGTGCTAAAGAAGCTTTTGATAGATTATTCAATCTTAAGTGGACTCCTCCTGGTCGTGGTCTTTGGGCTATGGGTACAAACATTGTAAATATACAAAAGAACTCTGCCGCACTACAAAACTGCGCGTTTGTTTCTACTGGGGAAATGAATAAATTTAACCCAGCAAAACCGTTTGCATTCCTTATGGAAGCATCAATGCTTGGTGTTGGTGTAGGCTTTGATGACAAAGGTGCAGATAAAGATTTTATTATCTATGAGCCAAAAGAATCAACATCATATATAATACCTGACACTAGAGAAGGTTGGGTTGAGTCTATGGCGCTCCTGCTTAATTCATACCTCAAAGAGAATCAACCTACATATAATTTTGATTATTCTTTAATTCGCCCAAACGGTACTCCGATTAAGACATTTGGTGGCGTAGCTGCTGGTCATGAGCCATTAGAGAGGCTCCATGATCATATAAGAAAAATGTTTACTGGACGCAAAGGCGACAAGTTAACACGCATAGACATAGCAGACATTGGAAACGTTATTGGAGTATGTGTAGTATCCGGAAACGTTCGTCGTTCAGCTGAGTTGTTAATTGGCCGTTTAGATGATCAAGATTTCTTAAACTTAAAAAATTCAGAACGCTTTCCTGAACGCAACTCATATGATTCATCTGCTCCAGGTTGGGGTTGGATGTCTAACAACTCTGTAGAAACAGTAGTTGGCGCAGACTTATCTTCCATAGTAGAAGGCATCTCTCTCAACGGAGAGCCTGGTGTTCTTTGGATGGACATGTCCCGTAAGTATGGACGTCTAGCTGATCCACCAAACAACAAGGATCACAGAGTTGCAGGCTATAACCCATGCGCTGAGCAGTCACTAGAATCATATGAGTGTTGCACCTTGGTGGAGACATATCTCAATCGTCACGACAGCCTAGAGGACTATAAGCGTACTCTAAAGTTCGCATACCTCTATGCTAAGACTGTTACACTCCTTCCTACACACTGGGAAGAGACTAACGCAATCATGCAACGCAATCGTCGCATCGGTGCATCAATGTCTGGTGTTGCAAACTTTGCTGATCGCGTTGGAGTTCCGGCACTTCGTGAATGGATGGATCAAGGATATAAGACTATTCAGCGATATGACAATGTTTATTCTGAGTGGTTGGGCATTCGTGAATCGATTAAGATGACGACTGTCAAGCCTTCTGGAACCGTATCTATTCTTGCTGGTGAATCACCTGGCGTACACTGGACACCGGGTGGTAAATACTTCAATAGAACTATCAGATTCTCTAACGAGGATCCGATGCTACCGCTATTTAGAATGGCCAACTACAGAGTTGAACCAGCTTCTGAGTCTCCAAATACAACCTCTGTTGTATATTTCCCAATTAAATCCGATGCTGAAAGAGCTGAAAAAGATGTTACAATCTTTGAAAAAATGTCTTTAGCCGCAACTGCACAACGCTATTGGTCAGACAACTCTGTATCTGTAACAATATCTTTCAATAAAGATACTGAGGCAGAACATGTCGGAACTGTATTACATATGTACGATGGACAGCTTAAGACGGTATCCTTTTTGCCAAGCGGCAACGATACGTATCCACAAATGCCATATACTCAAATAACAGAAGAAGAATATACGGAAGCTTCGACATCGTTGTTCCCTATAGATTTGACTGGGGTGTATGCCGGCATGGCGGCCGATGCAATTGGTGAACGTTACTGCACAACTGATTCTTGTGAAATTAAATTTATCAAGGACAACATAAAAGCATAGGTTGGTCTACTGTGTCAGATGACAAAAATTTTGATAAGATATTTTCAGAGATAACTTCTCCACAAAATATAGGCTCTATGCCGGGCATAGTTGGTGCTCTATCGTTAAACAACGCAAGAGATTATTCTTTGTTTTTGTCTGAATTAATCACAGCTATACAGGAAATAAATTTAATTATAGTTAATCTTACTGAAGACTGCGATGAGCCATTTGAAATACCACTTGAAGTAGTACAAATCTTAGAAATGCTATATGCAAAGACAAAAGATTTCAACAACTATATGGTAAACTTGGATCAAGATGATATAGGATACTATATCTACATAGACGAAGAAGAAGATTATGACGATGAATCAGAAGACGGAAAATGAAGATTACGACAATAACGCAATACCTGTTTTAGATAAGGGTTATGTTAGATTAGTTGATGTTATGGGTAGTGATTTATCCGTAGTCAACGCCGCAAGAGCATCTTTTGCCAAAGAATCAAATGAGCTTTCTGTACAAGACGCAAGACTAATAGATTTTTTAGCAAGAGAAAATCACATGTCACCGTTCCGTCACGCATTTCTAACATTTGAATTTAAAGCT